ATTTCAAATCCACAGGACCTGCAACATTCAAAACAGGAAACCCAGACTTTAAAAATATTTCACAAGCTGTCCGTAAAGAAGAACTCTATGATTCAAACATAGCTCAGTTTGATAAGAATGGTAATCTAGTCGGTGGGTTTTTAAAAATAGCTCAAGAGAAAAAAATTCCATTAACAAAGATGGATCTCTTATACATCGTTGAGAAGTCACCGGTAAATAATCTTGTGATGAGAAAATATAGATTTGATCCTAAGATAACAGCTGATGCAGAAAAATTAAATCAACAGATGATAAATAGTTTAAGTAATATTGAAAGCAAAATCCTAGCATCACAAACTACAGGAGCGAATGCAACACAAACTTCAAGTCTAATATCAGATATTGCTACAACAAAAGCTGCTATTCGAAAGAATGCATCAAAACTTTATAATAAGTTCAAAAGCGGTGACAGTGAATATTCAGACTTTGATTCAAATCCTTTTGATTATAATCTTGGTCAGTATGAATCCATCGTGGGAAGAGCTAGAGCTCTCAACGTTCCGTTAGATACAAACGAGATCTCTGCAATTACTGATGTTGGGAAACGAACTGCAACAGATATTTATAGAAGAATGCAATTACAAGATACACAAAAGATGACACCAAAATATGGAAACTACGAAGAGTATAGAATCAAAGGTGGCGATGAGTATTTTGAAAATCTAGTCTATTATCCTAAACCATTACCGATGGGTCAGAAACTAGGATCTGAATACAACAAACACTATTCTGGAGTACCTAACCAAATCTATCACGTCAGAGGAAGTGTAAGATCAGGCAATGGTAATCAAAAAGTTATGATGATAGATGAGATACAATCTGACTATTCTCAAAAACTTAGAAACACAGATCCTACAAGAAGCAAAGTTGTAAACGCTTTTGGTAACGAAATAGAATTTTTTTCATCAAATAGAAAATTAGAAAAGATTGTAGATGAAATGAAACAGATAGCACAAAAAGGTATTAGACAAACAAGAGCGGAGCAAAATAGATTTGCAGAACTTAACAAAGAATTTAGAGAGATAAAAGCTAACACATTGAACTTATCAAATATTGGTAAAGATCAAACCAGAGATGGTATTCCATTCTTACCTCTTTATGGAAAAGAGAACTGGGGTAGTCATGCTTTAAAGAATACAATCAAAGATGCAGCAGATAGAGGAGACGTGCAGTGGGTTGGTATCAGTCCAGTTGAACATTTACATCACGCAAAAAGAGAAAAGTATCTGGGTGACATTGAGTTTTATGGTAATCGATTTGGTAAAGCAGGTTTTAAAAATTACAAGGTAATGTCAAAAGTCAAAGACAGAACAGTTAAAACAGATCCAAATAAAACAGCAACACTTCCATCTGCGATGGAGAAGCTAGCAAAACAATATAACTCTGAAGTAAAAACAATACAGGTTGCAAAGTCTGATCCTGATAGAACTTACAAAGTTTTACAAGACGTAAATAATAAACAGAAAGTTTATGGCTTAACTAAAGATTCAGCAGGCACACAACATAAGGCTGCCTTTAAAACATTAGAGGAAGCAGAGGAATACGCTCAACGTTATGGTGGAGCTGTAGAGCAAATATTGCCAGGTAATCCAAAACTTTACTATGAGGCATTTGCCATAAGAGTGTCACCAGAAATGGCTCAAAAACCATTTAAGGCTTATCAGTCGGGTGGTCTAGTCGTAAATATATTTGCATGATATTATAAACCTGTTATAACAATAGGAGATAATTATCATGTCAAGCAAAAACAGAAAAATTAAGAAAGCTCTGGCTATTGGCTTTGGCGCAGCAATGCTTGGAAAAGGATTGAAAGCAAAAGGCGAGATGAAAGAATTTCTCAAGACTGAAGGCGGAAACAAAGCAAAAATTCCTTACATTACAAAAAAAGCACCAAAACAGATGATGAAGAAAAAAGTTCCTTCTAACATTCTTACTGGCATTGGTGATGCATTTGGATTAGGCATGTACGATGGTGCTAAAAAAGGAAAGATGATCAAAGCTAGAGGCGGAAAAATGGTCAAGACAAAACCAACAAAATTATATTAATGGCGGAGATAGAGAAAAAAAACGAACTTCCTGAAGAGGTTGAGACAGAAGAAGTTGACGTTGAAGTAGAAACAGATCAGGAGGAAGTTCCTGCTGAAGAACCTGTTGAAGACTTCTACAGAAACTTAGCTGAAGATATGGACGAGCGTGCGCTTGGTCGTATGTCGTCTCAACTGATTCAGGATTACAAAAAAGATAAAGTTTCTAGAGGAGACTGGGAACAAGCTTATACACAAGGTTTAGATTTACTTGGATTTAAATATGTAAATAATACTAGACCATTTCAAGGTGCGAGTGGTGTAACACATCCACTTTTATCAGAAGCTGTTACACAGTTTCAAGCACAAGCATACAAAGAATTATTACCATCAGACGGTCCTGTAAGAACACAGGTCGTTGGAGCACAAACTAAAGAAGTAGAAGATCAAGCAACTCGTGTGAAAGATTTCATGAACTATATGTTGATGGAAGAAATGGAAGAATACACACCTGATACAGATCAATTATTATTTTATTTACCATTAGCAGGATCTGCATTTAAAAAAATTTATTATGATGAAATCAAACAAAGAGCAGTAGCAAAATTTGTACCTGCTGAAGATTTAATTGTTCCATACTATGCAACAGATTTAAAAGATTGTGAGAGAATTACACACGTTGTAAAAATGTCAGAGAATGATGTTTTGAAACAACAGAAAGCAGGCTTCTACAGAGATGTAGAACTAATGCCAAAAAGAGCAGAGAAAAGCCCAATACAAGATAAGTTAAATGAATTAGAAGGTGTAAAACCATCAGGAGAAAAAGAATATCAATATAACATTTTAGAAATGCATATTGATTGTAATTTAGAAGAGTTTGAAAAAGAAAATCCTGAGAAGAAAGTAAAATTACCTTACATAATTTCAATTGATGAAGGATCTGGAGAAGTTTTATCTATCTACAGAAACTACAATGAACAAGATGATATGCAAACTAGAAAAGAATACTTTGTTCATTACAAATTTTTACCTGGTTTAGGGTTCTATGGCTTTGGTTTGATACATATGATTGGTGGTTTATCACGATCTGCAACACAAGCATTAAGACAATTACTAGATGCAGGTACTTTAGCTAACTTACCTGCAGGATTTAAGTCTAGAGGTATAAGAATTAGAGATGATGACCAACCATTTCAACCTGGAGAGTTCAGAGATGTTGATGCACCAGGTGGAAATATCAAAGATCAGTTCCAAATTTTACCTTTTAAAGAGCCAAGTGCAACTTTATTCCAACTTTTAGGTTTTGTTGTACAAGCTGGACAGCGTTTTGCATCAATTGCAGACATGCAATTGGGTGAAGATGCACAAAATAGAGCTGTTGGAACAACAATTGCGTTGTTAGAACGTGGTTCTAGAGTAATGAGTGCTATTCACAAGCGATGTTACTATGCAATGAGACAAGAATTTAGACTTTTGGCAACAGTTTTTGCAGATTATCTACCTCCAGTGTATCCATACGCTGTTACAAACGCAGATCGGTTCGTAAAACTAGCAGATTTTGACGATAGAGTAGATGTAATTCCAGTTGCAGACCCAAATATCATGAGTATGGCGCAAAGAGTTACACTTGCGAACGAAAATTTAAAAATTGCTATGTCAAATCCACAAATGCACAATTTGAGAGAGGCATATAGAAGAGTTTATGAAGCTTTAGGCACAAAACACATCGATGCTTTGTTAAAACCAGAGCAAATGCCAAAGCCAGAGGATCCTGCAACAGAAAATGCAAAAGCATTACAGATGCAAATGTTAAAAGCTTTCCCTGAACAAGATCATCAAGCACATATTGCAGCACATAGAGCATTTATGGGTTCAAGAATGGTTCAAATCAATCCTATGGTGTATGCTTTGTTGCAAGGACACATATCAGATCACATTGCGCTTCAAGCACATGGAGAAATAGGGGATATGGTAGAAAATAATATTGAAATGAGACAGCAAGCACAGCTTGATCCTGATGGATTCCAAATTTTATTTAATTCTATGGTTGCAAAAAGAATAGCTGAGATAACTACACAATTAGCACAAGAAGAACAAATGGGAGCTAAACAAGATCCGTTAGTTGCATTAAAACAAAGAGAATTAGATTTAAGAGCTATGGATATGCAAAGAAAAGCTCAAGAGACAATGATGCAAGAAGATAGAAAAGTGGCTGAGTTTGAAGAGAGAATTGACCTTGATAAAATGAAATTAGAAAATAATGAAGATCAAGCTGCAGAAAGAATTAGAATTGCAGAAGAAAAACTAGATATACAGAAAGAAAAAAATGCCCAAACACAAAAGAAAGTTTAAAGTATTAAAAGCAAAAGGTGGTAAAGATGCTAGTAAATCAGACTTTACTACAGGTTTTGAAGGATCTCCAGAAATGGGTGCTAACAAAACTGCAGCTACCTTTGGTCCTTCT